CATAGACTTACGTTGGGTTTATTTATGTTGGGAGATGAGAGGATGTGAAATTTCAGTTCAACTTTGTTTTGTTTTTGTTTATTTGTTTTTATTTTATATTATTTAGATTTTTATTTGTTTTTATTATTTTTATAACAAAGTTGAGGATTGTTTTCACACCACCGTGTGTTGTTAACGCTTGGGATTGTGTTGTATCTTCTTGGTCTTGGTCGTAATTGCTTTGTGGACTGCCCTCGCCTTGGCACCGTGACCCGCTCTTTCGAGAGATTCCGACAAAGGTTTCGAGATCGCTGCAACGTCACGGGAGATTGGTGAAATCACTGGTATGTTGGCTGACCCTAAGATCTTAGCGGTCGGCGTGACATACTTCTTCATGAATTCGCCCACATCTTTGGCTACGTGGCGGAAGAAATCTCCTAAACCATTGTCGTCTGACGGGTGGCCAGGAGGCATTTTGCATGACACAAAATCGTAAATCGCGAGAGCAATAGCATCTTTACATGGAGCTGGGTGTGCTGTTGTCATATCACTACTGTATGGTTTGGGGGCTACTTCAATGTTTATTTTAACAATACCAGTAAAGGTTGATTGCCTTGGTAAACCTGTGAAGTAAGCTCCCGCCGCATCCATACCAAACAGAGTTGATTTACATTGGGCGTCAATAAAAGCTTGTGATGGATCATTAACAGTGTCGTTGATCCTTCGACCTGTGGTAAAGGCTCTAAAAGTCTTCACCGTAGAAGACCCTGTGAATAGTGGTTCACTGACATCTGGTGTACCCACCATTGTCACCGTACTATTCACGGGCCTCTTAAAAGAAGTGTTACACATTTGGAGCCTTGGGACAATGAAGGCTCCTTCCGTTGCTTTATACGTCACGGATGAGAGCAAAGATGCTTCTTCAGACGTTGTGGGTGGGAAGGGGACCATTAACGAACCAATGTTATACCCTGGTTCTATAATGACACCATTAGGGTCAGGCAAAGCGCCTAAAACATATAGATCTGGGTCGTATAATGGGGTGTAAGGTAAACTGTACATAGTACAATCTCCTCCTGCGTTGATTTCTGGTGTCGTGTTCACGATCTTCATGGACATCCCTACAATTCTAAGCATAGAATTCTGTGAGGGTGTGAGATCACTTATGAACAACTGTTCAAAAACTTCAGCTGAGTTACTCTGACTTGCTGGGACAAAAGATCCTTCTGCTATGTTGGTCCCTTGAAGATTAGCTACAGCCGTGTTCCTGTAGGAAATCTTAATGAGACCACCTGGTAATCTAGCAAAGGATCCTTCATTCTGTGGGTCTTCCCCGGCTGTCAACAAATTAACTAACACTGCGTTAAATGTTTCGGGGTTTTTCGTAACCGATGGAGTTTCATTCGAGTATACGACTGCCATTTGACCTGCTGAGACTGAACCTTTAAGAGCATCTTCTATGCTCCCTGCACCATAGGTGTTCAGTTCGGTCTGCCAGGGCAAAATTGCAACGTGCATGTCAAAAGCATCGTTGGTGAGAGCGGCTGGGATCGCCATCGTAAACTTCTTCTCAACCTGTTTGACATACGTCCTTCCGTCATATCCTGTAGGCATTCTACCTGCAGGTATCTTCACATGATGAGCTGGGTCAAGGGCTGGAATCAACCAATCAATACCATCCTCTGTGCATCCCATTGTTTTCAAACAATGTCGTACAGAGTTGTGGTCAGCTTGGGTTATAGTTCCGGACTTGCTCAATTTGGGCATGTGGCGTCTCATGTATTCCTCCAATACGTGTATCATCTTATCGTTCTTCATGGCAAAATCTGGTGTTACTATCCTTGAAAAATTTCTACGTATCAATTACGAGCCTACCTCCAACCGTACGTATCAGATACATATCCTTTCATCTTCCACATAAAACCATTCTCAAAGGCGGTTTCCCATTCAACCTGCAGATTTGGTGAGATGTCATAGGCTCGTGCAAAAGACAAACGTGATTCGTCTTCTACTGCTCTAATCTTACCTTCTCCAAACCTGGCCCAGTATTTCAATCCTCCGTCCAAGGCCCATTTACTAAGTTTAACCTTAGTAAGTTTACGGCCAAGTACGTCATAGAATTTTTGAAATACCGGTATACCGGATGAAAGTGATTTACCGCCTTCACTAACGGCTTTTATGTATACATCCCTCCTCAGGCCTCTTTTCATCTTGAACAGATCTTTCTGGAGCGCCTCAAGTCCACGAGTCATCGTGTACTGTTCGCCGTTCCATACGGGTTGCATCTGACAAAATTTAATCTTTTCGAAGATTGTAGTCGACCCCTCGACTATAACCTCCTGGCCTATGTCATCAAAAGCCTTCACAAGGTCCTTTGATAGTCTCGTTGAAACAGAAGCTGGTGCTATAAAACCGAAATCGTCACCGTTGTCAAAGAAACGTGCCCAGTGCCTGTACTTGTATAATACACCACAGACAATGAGGACAGCCATAGTACTTGTAACAGGTACACCGGATGGCAGGACACTTTTCTTTGTTTTGACCTTGACATTTCCATCAGGGCAATGGACAGAAATGGCAAGCTTTTCAAAATCTCGCAACAGTTTGACCGCGTCGATTTGGTAGCACTCGTCTAGCATATCGGCATATACGCTTTGGGCCCATCTCATGGTTGTTGTGTTCACGTGGGCGTCAAAACGTGAACAATCCAATAAACAACACACCGGACTCTGACCTGCATAGAAATCCCATGATCCTCGCAAAGCTTCTCCTACTTGTAAGGTGTCTAAACCTTTCATCACAACAGTATAACCGAAAGTTTCGTTAACGTTGTTTATGATGATATGTTCGTTATCACCTCCAAAGAATTGGGAGACTTGTAATCTATGAGTTACCTCTGTGGGCATGACCATTCGGGGGTCTTTGATGTGTCCTTTTTCATTATCCGAATAATGAATTAGGTCATCATCATATGCGAGGTCATGTTCATAGATCTCTGTCTTTTCTTTCTTCGTAAAAGCTTTGATCTTACATGGTACCTTGTAAACATAGCCTTGAGAAAGCTGTTCTATGGCTTTCTCAATGTAAGCTCGCTTACGCGGGTTTTTCTGCAGTTCAAGAATGTGTTGTTGAGTTTGCTTTTCGAGGTTGGGGAATGTTTTCATTCTCCTCTTAAAAGCTCTCCCAATATTCATGAGCGCAAAGGGTTTTGGCTTGGGCTGTTGTTTGCCTTTGCACGTTAGGACTCTACGTTGTAGAGCCCATACTGCATTAGACAAACAATTAGCCATTGGCCGATACACCCGCCTTGTTCCAAGGAGGGGGATGTGGTGCCAAAGGTAGTCATAATGGGCTACCTTTGGCTCAACTGGGTAGCGTTTGATTTTGACGCCTTCATTATACGCGTCAGGGCAGACCAGTTGCAAATCTGCCCGTGACCTCCATAATTGCTACATGGAATTAGCACCATCAATGATCGATTGAAACAACGACATCTGCCCATTACTAAATGAGTAGTTGCCGCATAAAGCTTCATACGACCGTTGGAGTGCTAACCTACTACCGCCCATACACGTAGTGTTTGAGCGTAGTATAAAACCTCGTAGCAAATTGAGGGCCTCAGAGTTAGAAAGAGTGCTATATCCCCGATGGTTGTTAAAAACTCGTTGGTGTGACATGGCGACAAGTTGAGATTCTGCCTTCAGATCTTTCTTAACTCGCCCCTGGGTCGCCACACTATACGTGCTTTCACGAAACGCGGGCTCGTTGACGTGATGGGCCACCACCTGTTTGGCTAGTGATGCTGTAGAATAAACATCATAAGCCAAGCAAGCCTGCTCAACCAACGAGTCAGCCACGAATGCTCTGTAACGCTCGACAAACTCACAGTACATAAACCAGAATCTGCCCTGTCTAAATTGAGCTACATTAGGGCGTGCTTCACCAAGCATCGCCTCAAACAGAGACTGGAAAGGATGTATGTCCATCCTTTCCACGTGTATAACACACCTACCACTCGCGGGATCGCACCAAGCATCGAACTTGCTCCTTAAAATGCCGTTCTTTACTTGGCCTTCTGCGAAGATGGCTAGAAACTCTCTGACACCCATTATGGAAGCTAAGACTGCAATAAGCACAGTAATCCCATAATTGAGAAAAATGTGCAAAAAGCTTCCAGGGGTCGTGATTGTTTCTCCGCCGACTTTTTCTAGGAAGTGGTAGAGCACCCTGGAGAGGAACAATAGTAGGGGGCTGGTGATCAGTAGTGTTATAACACGAATCCAATCATTTACCGTAGCCCTACGAGGTAGCTTCCTCTCATCAGCAAAAATGCCGAAATCACATGCCATATCTTCGGCACATGAAGGACAGGGTGGGGATATGAAGACAACAGTGGTACCGTTCACGGCCATCCGACATGGCCTGTGGGTTTCACCGAAGTCCGTCTCCCTTTCCTGGATGATTATAAAAGGATTATCATCCGGGTCAGGGGTGTGGTGAGCGCTACCCTCCATAGGGGGAGATTGATTAGATACTGGATCTTCAACAATCTCCCGCGTGGCGTCGAGTAGACCTTCAGCCTCCTGCAACACCCCAACAGCGCTCTCAGCGATCAACATGGCATTCTGTTGACCCCTGTTCTTCTTCCTCCTCCTTGTGGTGACACCTTTGTCACCAACCGGGCGCCTTCCGCCCTTGCTCCCACCTTTCCTTTTAAAAGAGGAGCCACCATCGTGTCCGCCACTTGACACGGAGTTCTTTTTCCCCCCAGAACCCCCGGGGTGCTTCGCGTTTGGTTTCCCGCCACCAGAAGCGCATGGTGGTGAAACAGAAGAGTCTGAGCTAGAAGGCGTCAGACCAACATGTGATCCGGATGGTTTATCTCCTCCAGAGGCTTTTGTGGCAGCCTTTGTGGAGATCTCCGTCAAACGGTTCTCACAAGAGTCGTCAAAAGAACTGGTTAAACTATCATACCTAACAAAGGTATTTAGTTCAACCGAGTAATCTGAACTAGACTCTCCTGTTGGGGTTTCAGGCTCCTTACCTTTCTTCATCAATATGGAAGAAAGGGAGGAACCCCCGGTCCTAGACTTTTTGGCCATATG